TATCTTTCTCCTCCAGAGATTTGAACTCTTCTAAAGTGATAACCTCCAGATAATGATTTTCTTAATCGCTGACATTTTTTATCAACTAACAATCCAGGCTTACCTTGTATTAATCTATTCATCGGAGATGCACCGGCCTCTCTCCTAACTCTAAAATCATTTGTAGCAGTTGGTCTAGCAACAAGTCCAAGGGTTCTTAAATGATCAAAGGCTGTAACTTCAAAAATTTCATCTCTCTTCTGTCCAGCCGGATCACCCCAGATAAAGACATCGAATTTAGGAAATCGAGTTTCTAATTCTCCTTTTAACATTTGACCAAATCTTTCCAGGCCCATATCAAAAGTTACTAGCTCATGTAGGATTACCCATCGACCATTAGAATGTTTCTGTCCGAATACTGCTGCTGGAGTTAAACCAAAGTCCACTCCCACTTGAATAGGATATTGAATATCTGGTTCAATAAAATCTGCCACCATTAAACTATCATCGTATTCTGATATAACCGGTTTTCCTTCTTGAACATAAGTGTATTTAGCTTGAGCATAACATCTGATCCAATCTAAATTCTTTCCAAGTAATGTTTGTTCATAGTATCCTGTCGGTAAATTCTTTTTATTTTCTGTTTGATCTTTTACCCTCCACCACTTGCCGGTACTTAAAACATAACCATTAGCCTCTGGATTATCTGGCAGCTCACCTGGAGATACTTCTTCAACAGCACCAGGTTGTTTAAAAAATTTCCAAGCATACTTACCTCTCATCTTATCTTTTTCAGCTAACTTAAACCACCAATGATCATCATCCATTGGGTTCGTATCCATTATAATTCCTCTCCAAGGTTTTGCTCCACCATCGGATAATGTAGGATACCTTCCTACTCTGTGTGTTAATCCATCAATAACAGCTTTAGGTAATTCTCTAGCCTCATTCACCCAAGCTCCGGTTAATTCCATTGATAATAATTTTCTAACATCTTTAGGCTGATCAAGAGCTAGAAAAATAACTTCACAATCTATTCCAGGAGCTCCATCTCTTGCCGGTAATTTTATATGATGTGTTAAAGGAGGGCTCCATCTAAAAGCTCCCCATATATTTTCTGGGAATAATTCTTGCCAAGTTTTAATCGTGGTTGTTCTTAATTCTGGATAAGAGTTTCTAACAACTACAAATCTTGAATATTTAATTCCATCTCTAGGAGATTGCTTTTGTTTAACTGCCTTCAACATTATTTCAGCAGCACAAGCATAAGACTTACCAGAGCCTACAGGGCCCATTATTCCACGAACAAAACTTTTATCATTTAAGAAATTCCAGACAGTAGGTGAAGAAGAAAAATCTAAATTAAGATTTGTGATAGCATCATTCATTGTTTTTTATACCTTTGAATGTGTATTTGATCAAACTTGTTTTAGGATCAAACTCTATCTTGCTACATCCACAGAGTACAAACAAACAAATCACACTAACTTTTATAATTTTTAAAACTTTCAACAATACTCTCTATCCTACTTCCATCTTCAGTTTTGTTTCCAAGAGCTAAATTCTTCCAATCAGCTACAGGCCTTACAGCAATTCGTGCAGCCTCTTTATCGCTAATTCGATTTTTTAACATCGACACCTGGATTATCTCCTTCTCCTGGTGTGTTAGTGCTCTCTTCATTTATTTCCTCTGCGTTCACAATGACCGGCTCTGGGCCCTTCATTACAATTCCAACTACAGATGGTTTATCTAATTCCTCTTGAGGATCTAATAAACCGGTAGCTTTTGCTAATACTCTTAAAACACCTACCTTATCATGTAGCTCCACTTCGAGCTGTGGGCCTAGCTTTGTCGGTGTTACTTTAATTTTTTTTATAGCTTTAATTGCCTGTGGTGAAATAGCTTTAGGATCCTTAATAGTTACTTTGCCTTCTTCATCCCAGGACATAATGTCGTCAATATTCGCTTTGGCTATATCGATAAGCTCTTGAGCTACATTCTCTTTGTTATGCTCAATGATTTTGGATTTCTGTATCCTTCGTTGAACTACTCGAATACCACCAAAGCGATCTAGTGGTGGTTTGACAATTCTTTTAGAATTTGATTTCGTCATCTCCACTTGCTTTATCCTCTTTAGGTTCGTTATTAAATACTCTAAAGAAAGCTACACCATCCCCTTTGTTATAGGCTTTGGTTTCATCTCTCTTGTAGATTTTTATATCTTGAGCTCCTTTAACTTCTTTAGCCTCTTTGGTTTCTTTATCAAAGTCTTTTGCATCCCATAGTTCTATAAGATACTCACCTTGAGGAATATTATATTCCTTAAAGACTTTAAAGTTTCGGTTACTCGCATTTGGGCCTTTTGCCATATTTCCTCCTTTTTTGTTTCAGATTTAAGGCAGCAATACTATAATCGATTTAAGAATTTATTGCAAAAAAATTGTGAGATACCCCCCATATATATTTACGCACCACTCCCCCAAAGGGTATCGAATTTTCAGAAATCAAGGTTATTCGCAATGTTGCCACAGTTATAAAACGCAATCGAACCTTTGGGATTTATAAATTAATACTTCAACTTCCACTTTCTAGTGATCTTCTTGATCATAGCCTGGGCCTCTTCTTGCTTATTCCTGGGCCTAGTTACCTTGTTTATTGCGTCTTTAAAGAAGTATATCGTGGCTGGTGCATCCTTATTGTTATCCCTTCTCCATTCTATAATTTGTTTGATCTTGGCAATAGCTGTCGGAGGATGCAAACCCTGGTTGATCCAATCTTCTACAACCTTTACTTGTTTCATATCATATTGTTTGTGCTGTCCGAATATTTGTTCGGTTAATTTTATAAACTGATTTAATATCTCTACTGCCTTTAAGTATATATTAGTACTGTTACCTATGTTGTTATGTAGTCGTTCTGAATGAATATCTACATATTCACTAGGTGCATATTTCTTCTTATCAGTTATTCCTTTAGAGGAATATTCTTTCTCCCCCCTTTTAATAGGTTTCTCATCCTTTTTACTCTTCGGATATACCTCCACCTTCGGTTTCTCTTCAAAAGACCTATCAGTAACAGTAGCTGTAGCCCTCGCATCTTCTTCACTCACCTTTGTATCAAATACCATAAAATACTTATTCCCCTTTAGCCCAGGATGTTTCTTTGCGTATCGTATATAATCCCATTCAATTAGTTTTTTAATATGCTTACTTATAGTGGATTGAGTGATATGTAAATCTCTAGCAATGGTGCTTTGGTTGGGCCAACAGACACCTTGCCTGGATGTATAATTACCGAGTGCAGCCAGAACTCTGAAGATAGCTGGATGCTTTTTAAATCGAATATCTATTACAGCTCGTTGAGGCAAAACACAAAAATGTCCTGGAGTTTTACCTTTACCATAATGAACTTTATTTTTCTGTTTTTCTTCTGGCATTCTTATTCAGTTTCATTTTTAATTCCTCATAATCAGCCCAAAGCTCTAATCCCAAATCCGATTGTAAAGACCAATGTTTAGATCTATTAGCCTTCTGTCGTTGGTGGTATAAAACTGTTGTGTGATCCTTATTAACACAGGTTCTGGCAATGTGAGCACATCCCCAATGAGTTAGATCTAGGCATAAGTTTATATACAATGATCTGGGCCTAACTATCTCTGCATATCTTCTAACTGAATTGAGTATGTCCGGAGTAATCTTATACTTATCACACACAGCCTCCATAATATCTCGGAGGAATATTCTTTCTTCACTTTCTTGTTTTCTTTTAGGTTGATACTTGAGCTGTCCTCGTAACAATTCCAATTCATCCTGGAGCTTTTCAATTCGATGCTCCATATTAAATACTTTATTCTGGAGTGTTTTTTGATCTCTTTCCTTCTTCTCTTTTTCAGTTACCGGAGCCTTGATTACTTTATATGGTCGAGTATCTACTATCATAGAACCACCACCAGCATATACAGCGATAAAATAACAAAGAAAGATAAGCTACAAAAGATAATTAAAAATACATTATTCATTTTTTAGGATCCTTCTTAAAATCAACTACATTACCTGGTTTCTTTTTATCTGGTTTTGATTTAGGCTTGGGCCTGGTTGTCTTTGTAGCTGCTTGAGTTTTCTTCTGATGTTCTTCTACCAACTTGATTAGATAGTTGATATAGTTTTGAGCTTTTTTTAAATCGTTTAATCCTCCCTTGAGCCTCCACCTGGATATGTACTTCACAATGTTACCTTCATTGTAGCCCAGGTTGTTTTTAGTTATATAATCTCTTGGCTGTATTGCTAATCGATTATAGTGATTTGGATCTATTGGATCTGACATTGCTATCTCCTTTTTTAATTTGATAGTGAGGTTTTGAATTTAGCACTAATTCTACAGCATCTGTTATAAATTTAACCATAGATACTCGGTGCTTTTTAGCCTCTTTTTGGAGCTTTCCCTTCAATTTAGTGGAAATCTTCAGATAAATAGGTGTTAATTGAGGTT